AATTAAATAATAGATATTACAAATTAATGGTAATTATTTTAATAACCAATTGAAAGAGTTAGTTTTTCATCAGGTTTAAATTTACTTTTTAACTTGTTTATCGCTTCGATTTGCTCGTTGACGTTAGCGTCTGACTTCATAAAGTCGTGTTGGTGTGTTTGAATCCCGTTTGAAACTCTAATCTTTAAATGTGGTTGCCAATTCATAATATATAATTTAAGTTAAATAATTTATTCTTGCATACCAACTGCTAACGTATTTCATAGCGTCTAATGCGTGGTCGTTGCCTTGTTCTGGTTCATCTAATTGAACTCCTTGAACTACTCGCCAGCTATGTTGTTCGTATTCTTGCTCGATGTTGGTAGATGAAGCGGTGTAATAAATGTTTTTCTTTTGTAGTAATTCAATACCACTAACAACGCTTCCTTTTCCTTTTAAAGCAAAGATAACGTTATATCCACTATTACGCAACTTTTGCCCTTCTGTTTTATTTATTTCATTAGAACTATCGCAAATCAACTCTAATCTTTTATCAATCCCTAAGTTGTGAATTTCATCCGATAGAGTGCCGTTCATTTGGTTCATTGGTTTATATAATAACTCTTTAAAGAAAAAAGAATTATCTCCGTCGAATTTCATAGCAACTAAAGTTGTGGCAGCACTCAAGCCAAAATCCATTCCATAGTACAACGAATAAGGTAAACTATCAAATTCTTTGTCCGTTATTGTTTTCCAGTTTTTAAATATACGGTTTGGTTTTTCGGCTTTTTCGCCTAACATATATACTTTGTAGTGATATTCAGAAGCGGTTAAAGTACTTTCGTTTTCTAAACATCTACATAATTCTCTTATTTCTTTTGGTGTAAAGTTTAGTTTATTTAATTCAATATCATAAGAATAACATTCTATTTCTGATATTTTTTGATTAACAACACCGCTGAAGTATTTTATAGGTTGATAAGAAAGTATTTGTTTTCTGCTTTCTAAAGGACAAAAAGGATTATCTAATAAAGTGGATAAATGTGTAAAAGTATCTTTTTTTAATCTAAGTTTTTCAATAAAATGATTTTGTTTTGGGTTCCAATCTACTAATATAAAATCCTTAGTTCTTTGAGATAATTGTTTAAAAACCTCTTCACTAAATTTATACGGTTCATTTACCCAAAGGACATTTTGTCCTTTACCTATTGCCCTATCTTCGTCATCTGTTCCAGTAAATGTTATAATACTACCAGTTTCTTTGCAAGTCCAAGTATGCTTTGACTTATTTTGAATAAAGAATTTACTCAAATCTTCTTCTATTAAATATAAATCTAATTCTTCAATATTTATTATTTCATCTTCAAATTCTTTTACTCTTCTATTTGGGTCTTTTAACCAATCAATCCATTCAGTTTCAACTTTGTCTCTACAATCTTGCGCGGTATCTCGCATAATGGTTATAGTCTTAAGTTTGTTTTGAATAGCGTATAAAAAAATAACTTGGAAATTACTCCAAGTTTTAGAACTCCTTGAGCCACCAACCTCTTCAATTAATCTATAAACTCTTTGGACTAAACCTTTTTCATTTATAAAAGTTTTATTTATAGCGTCCCAAATTTCTTCAAAAACTTTTGTCGCTTTAAATTTAATCTTCATCAGGTCTAGTAATTTCTACTTGAATAGTTGTCGGTGCTGATTGTATTTTCTCTCCACCCGAAGTGATGTCGGTTTTGTCTCCAAACATTTTAGGATAGAATTTTGAAGCAGTCCATTTTTTTGTTTGAATTAATACATTTGCAACGCTTGGCTCTATTTCTCCCGACTTAAGCATATCATAAACGTTGTCTATTTCTTCAATCTCACTTTCTGCTTTGTCTTGCATTGCCTTTACATATAGGTCAAATAATTCTTGATGTTCTCGCTTCCAATTACACCAAGTTTGAAAAGTAGGATATTCAGGCTTTGACCTTAAAATAGTTTTAATATTATAACCTTCTGCTACTTCTGAGCAAATGGTTTTACACATTTCAAAATCATATTCGCTTAATCTCGCCATAATACACAAAACTACAACAAATTTATTTACTACGCAATGTTATTACTTATAAATTTACCTCTATATTATTAATCCTCTCAATTCTATCTCTTTCTAATTGTGCCGTTGTGTTAATGATGTGCATAAGTTTTGGATAGGCAATATCCGAATAGCCAAGTCGCCAATTAGTTAACGATTTTACGCTAAATCCTGTTTGTTTTGATAGTTCGGGTTCACCACCAACCAACTCAATACACTTTTCAATGTTTTGTTTTACGTGTTGGCGGTAGGTGTTTTTTGCTTCTTGTGTCATAATTAAAATGGTGTTAATTCTTTTTTTGGTATTAGTTCTAAATTAGCTCTTAAATTATCTAAAGTGATAAATTGCTTTCCAATCCAATAACCAACGCTTCGACAATTCATTGTTTTTTTTATTTGTCTTCCAGTTTGAGTATTGAATAATTTTTTACAAGATGTCCACTTGTATTTTTCATTTCCTTTAATTTGCCATTTCAAATCATAAGTTACTGATATTGTTTGCATTTTGATTTGGTTTAGTTGCGTATATAAATAAGTTACCTGCAAGAACTACTGACCTGCATCAAATAAAGTTTTCGGTTCAAAATTATTTAAAATTTTCTCCACCCTTTTTTCTGTTAAATCAATATAGTCTTGGTTTATTTCAAATCCTATAAAGTTTCTTTTTGTCTTTACACACGCTTCGGCAGTTGTTCCGCTACCCATAAAACAATCCAATACAACATCATTTTCTTGTGTAAAATGTTCAATGCAATTTAAAGGCAAGTCTATTGGAAATACAGCAGAGTGTCCTTTCCCACCACCATCAACGGAAAACTTCCATACATTATGTGTATATTTTTTAGTATAGTATTTCCCGATAGGGTGTTTGCTTAATATAAAAATATACTCAATTGCATTGGTTAATCTATTTCGCATTGGTATTGGATTGTTTTTATGCCATATTACAACATCGTTTACAAAATAACCAACTTTTTCTCTTAATCTATTTACAATATCAAAAGGTCGCATTACTCCTGTTTCTCCGTAACTAAATCCTAAATTCAAACATATAACGCCATCTTCTTTTAGTTTCGGTTTTAACGCTTCAAAAACATCTTGTATCACATAAAGCGGTTCTCCAACATCAGCTGTATAATGAAAACCTGTTCCACGTTGGTATTTATGACTTGAATTATAATATGGTGGACTTGTTATAATACAATCTATACTTTCATTTTCCAAAGTATTTGCAAGTTCAACACAATTACCTTTATATGTTTTGTTTAATTCCATTTTTGCCATCGCTCAAATTTTAAATAATTTTGTTTTGTGTTTCAAATTAAGTTCCTGCTAAATTTACCGTGCCAGCAGGTAACACGTGCTATACGCCATTAAAACGAGCGTATAGCACCATCCGTTATCGCCAATACTACAATTCGTTTTCAAAAGAAAATTCTCCTACTCGTTGTTGTGTATGTTTAGCTATTCTTTCGTTTATAATGTCAAAGTATTTTTTTTCTTTTTCAATCAAAATACAGTTTCTATTTGTGTTAATACAGGCAATTCCAGTTGTTCCACTTCCAGAAAAACAATCTAAAACAGCCATTCCACTATTTGTGTAAGTTTTAATTAAATATTGAAATAACTCTACTGGCTTTTGTGTTGGATGTTTTCTGTCTTTGTATGGTACAGGAAAATAAATTATTTCCTTAGGATATCTCTGTTTAGATGTGTCATTTGTATTTTTAGAAACAATCCCTCTTTCACTTTTTCTGTTATTTATTTCCAACATATTTTCGCTTTTTGGTTTGTCAATATTCATTGTTTTTTCTCTTGAACTTCCTTTTCCGTTTAAAAATTGAGGATTATAAATACTTTTTATAGAACCTTTATCATTCCAAGGTCTTAAATAACCGCTTTTAGAAAAAACCAATATATCTTCTGTAATTCTTAAAGGTTGTGCTTTTAAGCATTGAAAATTAGCTCCTCTGTCCTTTTCCCACACCCATTTATGTCTATAAATTTCAGCGAATAACCCACCAATTAAAAAACCGAATGGATTTTGAACGCTTATGCAAATAGTCCCAGATGGTTTTATTATTCTTAACAATTCAATTTTGAGTAACTCCCAGTTAATAGGTTGTTTATCCCATTTGCAATCTGTTGTATTATATGGAGGATCTGTTAATATTAAATCAATACTACAATCAGGAATACTTTTCATTATTTCAAGGCAATCTCCATTAAAAACCCGTACTGGCGATAACAGCGTTTTGGAGCAAGCGGATTCAGTCTTTAATTCAATCATCGGTTTGTGTCTTTATTTTTGGGTTATTAATTTAATGTTTCGGTGTACTTTTTCCGCCTGCACCAAGACGCATAACGTTATGTGAGATTGTTACATTATCGTTTATAATAATGTTTTCTAACCCCTAAACCTTCTGATTTTAAATGATTAAAATTTAATTTTTCTTTTAAATTATCAAATTGCCTTGAAGTAATACTATATTTTTTAACATCATCTGAATTTCTTAATTCATAAATAGTTCTTTTATTATATTGTATCTGTACTAAAAGGTCATTATCTTCTAATAATTTTTCTAATTCTTTTATTGTCATTACGTTTTGTTTTAAAAACCCACAACCTCACATAACAGCAGTTAAACAATATAGCTTGGTTTTGGATTAATTTATACTTTTTTTTTCTTTTGTTTGTTAGGTTATAAACTGATACTTTTGGCTTGTTTGC